CCGGGCCAACGGGTTTGTGCGACTGGCAGGTGCCGTGGGGCGCCATGTGCTGGATGGGTCGCGGGACACGGTCATCGCCTCTGTTCGGAGCGATCCTCGGGCCGTCGGGTGGCAGCGCGTAACGAGCGGCAACCCGTGCGACTTCTGCCTGATGCTCGAGAGCCGCGGGGCGGTCTACAAGGAATGGACGGTCGACTTCCAGGCCCATGATTCCTGCGCGTGCAGCGCTGCTCCGGAGTGGGAGGAGTCAGGTGCGCTACTCGACTGGGCCACCGCGACCCATGGACTCTCCGGTACGGAGGCCATGCACGCCTACGGCGAAGCCGTGAGGGCAGGCCGCGCCAGCTAGGAGGAGGTGAGAACCATTCCAGCGATCTCGGTTCACCACACGCCGACCACGGATCGACCGTGGGACGGACCGGCGGCGGTCGCCGCGGCACCGAATGACGGCGCCGTACTCCGCCACATGGCCGCGTGGCGGGACCCGGACGGCGACCCGGACGTGAAGGCCACCTACAAAGAGTGCCACCACGGACCGAGTGCGAACTCGCCAGCGAACCTGAGCGGCTGTCGCGCCGTACTGGCCAACCTCGGCGGAGCACGCACGCCGCCGGACATCCCCACCAGTGATCGCGACGGCGTGGCCGCACACGTCCGTGCTCACCTGGACGACGCACAGCAGTAACCAATCCCGACACGGGAGGAGGAAAGAAGATGCCCGACACGGACATCATCAAGGACCCGCCGGCTGCTGCTGGCGCGAAGGATCCCGACCCGGATGCCGCCAAGGATCCGGATTGGAAGGCCGAGGCCGAGAAGTGGAAGAGCCTCTCGCGCAAGCACGAGAACCAGGCCAAGGAGAACGCAGACGCCGCGCGCCGGCTGAAGGAAGCCGAGGACGCGGAGAAGTCTGCGGTAGACAAGGCGTCGGAGCGGGCATCGGCGGCGGAGAAGCGTGCTACCGATGCGGAAGCAGACGTGCTCCGGTACAAAGTAGCAGCGGCCAAGGGCATCCGGGCCAACCTGATGAGGTTCCTCCCAACCGGCACACAGGAGGAACTCGAAGCAGCCGCCGATGAGTTGCTCGAGGCCATGAAGCCCGCCGACACGGCGGGAGCCGGCAAGGCAACAGGTAAGCCGAAGGAGAAGCTGCGCTCCGGCGCATCGCCGGGCCAGGAGCCGGCCCTGGACAGGGAGGAGCTCCTGAAGGGGATCCCTCGGCAACAGTAGAGGGTCGCGCTAACCCGGCGCGACCCCACGACCAAGGAGGAAGAGATGGCAACAGGAGATGGCTTCGAGGCCATCAAACCCGAAGTCGTCGTGGACGTTGCGCTGGGTCTGCTCCAGCGTGAGATCGTGCTCCCCGCGCTCATCTGGAGGGACGCCGCAGGCGACTTCCGGGGTGCCAAGGACGACACGATCTCCATCCGCCTGCCTGCGTTCGTTACGGCGAACAAGCGGGCGCTACGGAGCGACGAAGCGCGCGTGCGCACGAAGCTGTACGAACGGAAGGTCGACGTCACGCTGACGGACGACCTGCAGGTCGACATCCCGATCACCGACGAAGAGGCGACGCTGGACATCCGGGTCTTCACGCGCGACGTGATGGCTCCGGGCCTCGCCGCGATCGTTCGGTCCTACGAGGACGAGGTCGCCACGCTGATGAGCGGCGGCTCGTACGAGAACTCGGTCGAGATGGACACCACGGACGAGCAGGGGCCGTACAACGCCCTGGTCGACGTGCGGAAGTGCCTGAACGACGCGAACGTGCCACAGGGTGGCCGTGCGCTGGCGGTCGGGTCCTCGATCGAGGCCGCGATCCTCAAGTCCCCACACCTCGCTAAGTTCGAGGGGTCGGGGTCGGACACCGCTCTGCGCGAGGCGCGGATCGGTCGCATCGCCGGGTTCGAGGTCGTCGTGTCGAACGCGCTCCCGCCGGAGGAGGGCTACGCGTTCCACCGGAGCGCGTATGTCCTCAACACGCGGGCACCGTTCGTGCCGCAGGGTGCGGCATGGGGCGCGTCGATGAACGAGGGCGGGTTCGCCATCCGGGCGCTTCAGCACCTCGACTCGATGACGGACATCGTCAACGTGCTCGCGCTGGACGCGTGGGTCGGGACGAACTACGTCACCGACCGGGGCGCGATCGACGACGACGGCAGGTTCGTCCCGGCGGTCAACCCCGATGAGTCGGGTGCCGACGACCTGTTCGTCCGGGCCGTCAAGCTCACGCTCGCAAGTTCGTAGGGGTGGTCGACGGCGGGGGTCCTCTTCGGGGGGTCCCCGCCGTCACACCGGAGGAAAGGACGAAACATCATCGACGCGCTGGCCGGGTTCCTGGCTGACCCGCCGAGGGTTCACCCTGGCTGCCGTCACGGCGTCTGGGCGAGTGACACCAGCCTCTACCGGTTCCTCGTCGACGAGTGCGACGAGACCATGCACACCCTGGAGACGGGACTCGGTATCTCGACCGCGCTCTTCGCGTGGATGAGGACCGAGCACACGTGTGTCGTCGTGAGTCAGGCCGAGGTCGATGCTTGCTGCGCGTATCTCAACCGGCGAGGCATCGACCATGATCGAGTGCAGTTCGTCGTTGGTCCATCGCAGGTCGTTCTCCCGACCCTTGAGCCCGGCGAGCTCGACCTGTTCCTGATCGACGGCTGCCACGGGTTTCCAACGCCGACCATCGACTGGTTCTACGGCGCCAGATGGCTGCGGCGCGGTGGTCTGCTGGTCGTCGATGACACGGACCTGGCGAGCGTTCAGCGGTCCCTCAGCTGGTTCCTCGATCTGGATCCGCGATGGGAAGCGGTGGCAACGCTGCCTATGTGGCGCGCCTATCGGCGCTGCGGGGAGGGTTACCTGGGCGAGGAGTGGACCGAGCAAGGCTTCCTGCAGTGAGAGCGGTCATCCTGATCGCGTGGCGTCCGGGTGGGGACGACCGGCGCAGGCAGTTGTGGGACTGGACCCGGGCCTTCCTTGAGGAGATCGGGTGGCCCATCGTCACGGCCGATGCGCCGGGTGAAGTCTTCTCCCGAGCAAGGGCGCTCAACGTGGCCGCCAGAGCGGCGGGCAAGTGGGACGTCGCGCTCATCGGAGATGCGGACACGGTCCAAGATGTCGACGCGGCCCACCGAACTCTAGCCCGCACGCCCGAGGTCGGCCTGGTCATCCCGTGGACGCACCGTATCAAGCTCTCGCAGGAAGGCACACTCAAGCTGGTGCGGGGCGGGCCCGGTGCTGTGACATACCACGATCGTGATCCCCGCGACACCACGGCCCCGTGGGGAGGAGGCGCGACGCTCATGGTCTCCCGTGCCGCCTTCCAGGCCGTGGGCGGGTTCGACGAAAGGTTCGAGGGCTACGGCAACGAGGATCTAGCCTTCCATGCGGCCGTTGAAACGCTCGTGGTTGGCGCTGGCGCACCGCACGAGGCCGGTCTCGTGTGGCATCTCTGGCATCGACCGGCCCGGATGGTGGGGACGAAGCGGGCCGCCACGAGGCCGAACCGCGAACTCTGGGACCGGTACAAGGCGGTGCGCTGGAACCCCGAAGGGATGCGCGCCCTCCTCAAGCAGCGAACGTGAACCTGCATCCCATCGACTCCATCGGGGTCCTCTACGTTGAGGTTCCGAAGGCTGCCTGCTCAAGCCTCAAGGCGGCTCTGGCGCCCTACCGGCGGCCGGGACCGACCCCGCAAGGTGAGGCGCTGCATCGTTGGTTCGGCTACACGTACGCCTTCGCCGAGAGGGAACTTGACGCCTGGATCGCTCGGCACTGGTCTGGCTACTTCCGCTTCACGGTCGTTCGGCATCCGATAGAGCGGTTCGAGTCCTTCTTCTACAGCAAGATCGGAGGCGAGGACATCGACGAGTTCGCGCTTGGGTTCCCTGAGAGCGGGTGGGCCCGGGATGCACATGCGGAGCGGCAGGCAGACCTCATCGGTCGGGACCTCTCGAAGTACCACTACGTAGGACGGGTGGAGGATCTGACCCGGACGGCAGATGTCCTGTCCCAGGTCGTCGGCTCACCGGTGAGGGTCCCGCACCTGAACGGGTCGATTCGCGG